TCCAATGCCAGTAAAGTTTGTTCCAATAGTTTTAGTTCGTCCGGCATAAGTCCTACAGAACTCGCAAGCACCGGGATTAACAAACCATTCTACTGTTGCATAGCCATTCTGCTTATATACCATCTCAGCTGTGCGGTTACTAGCTTTTAGGCTTTCAGTTCGTGCAATTCGCTCTGCTCGGTATCCTTTAGCGTCTGAATAGACTGATTCAACTCGCTTCTTAATCTTTACAAGGCTCTCACCGGCTCGCTGTCCCTCTGTAATAGTCTTTTCTAGTGCAGTAATAGTATCTGTGTTAAATACGCCAGCAATCTGCTTAATCTGAGCTTCTACAGTAGTTCTCATCTCAGGAGAGATAGTTAGTAGCTCGCCAGTAATAAAGTTTGCTACGTCTTGTCCCTGTGCTTCTATTAGGTCAATGATAGTCGGCGTTAGTAATGTTGCAAGTGCTTCTGATTCGTCCTTAACGCTGAATAGCCAATCTTCGTAAGCCTTTTTAGATCCGTCAATATTAGCAATGACACGATTCTCTTGCGACAATGTGAACTTTGATATGTCTCTCTTAACACGCTTAGCATAGATATCATTTGTTTCCACCAGTTTGCTCCTGAATGCTTCTTGGTCTGTATTAAGTTTCTTTAGCTTCTCGGCTTTGCTTAGTGAAGTCTTTAAGACTATTTGCTTTGACAGTGATTCATCTTCTGTAGATTCCATAGGTGCAACAGTTCCAGTAGTTGTTGGTAAATCATCGCCACCCTCTATAGGCTCATAGCCTAGCTCTTCCCGGACTTCGTTTACTGTAAGTACTACGTTTACTAGGTCTTTGTGTAGCATGTGTTCGTATTCTTTATCTTCTGGCACTGGTGATTCGTGCGTAATGTCTATACTCTCACCACGTCCTGAATCCATCATAGCTATTTGCTCATAGATACGGTCTAAGCGTCGCATGATAGGTTCAATCTTTTCTTTATTGTATACATAGCTAAATGCTTCTACTGTGTTGCGTCCTAGAGCACCGCCATCTGTCATACCGAGCATTTCCTTTGGTACTTCAAGCATCATCAGCACGTCGTTCTTAGCCATCTTACGTGTGATCTCTTGGTCAACGTCTTTAAGTGTTGCACCAACGGCTTTAAAATCAGCTTGCCCACCCCTAATGAAAGCTGTTTTACCTGCATTATGTGGTCCTTCGTATCCTTCACGCCATTGTGCAGCAAACTGTTTGAATGTTTCTCGGTCCATATCCGGCAATGAAACAATACCGCTTGGGCTTGCGTTGTTCTTCATGTAGTTAAGTGTAAATATAGCAGTAGTTATTTCTGTATCAATATAAGTACTAGCCTTCTCCATTACTGACATACCACGCCATTCATTAAATGGATTAGGTCGCTTATCATGCAATACTTCGTCAACAGTCAAAGGTACTTTAGCTCCGTCTGATTTATTAAGCATGTAGCCTACTAGTTCGCCCTCTTCTATAACAAGTTCCATCTGTGCCGGGTTCAACAGGTAGACTTCTTTAATCTTACGGCTGTTCTCGCCACGAGCTAGATACCAGAATGTCTCGCCATAGATTTCAAATAGCATACCGAATAGGTGTATAAAGTCTGATGGGTTCTTTTGTATGCGGTTAGGATAGTTAAATAGCGTTAAGATTGGGTGATTAACGTACATATCGCCATTAGGTTTGTGTATTTCAGGTTCATAAATAGAAAGACTGCTTCCAATCTTATCTATGGCTTTGTAGGTTATACCGTAAAGTTGTCTGCGTGGTGAGAAATCTGATTCGCCAGTTAGGTTTCTTATGACTTCTCCATTAACAGAGTTGCTGAGATTTTGTTTGTTTGTGAAAACTGTATAAGCGTTGCGAAACCGCTGTGATAGTTTCATGTGTTGTTACCCTCAAATTACGGTCTCCAGGACTCTACTAATATACTAGCATAATCACAATATAATGTCATCAAGCGTGATCATGTTGCTATTATTTATCTTAGTTATAAAGTATCTCATGCTATCAACTGCATCATCATTATCTTTAATTGGCTGGTCAGTCTCATGATTATCTTTGTCCATCTTCCAGGCGTAGGTCTCAAGTTCATCAATAAGGTTTACGCATCTATCACTGATAGTTAGTTGCCCGGAATGAAATGCCGACTTAACCGTGTTAATACCTTGTAGGACGCTGTCCTTGCCTTTGACTGCCGGATCAAGCCTAAATGGTAGCTCCCGGTTCAATTGCATGATAGCTATTGGGTCTTCTGAGTCTGCTACTGCTATATCAATATTATAATTAGCTGTCAGGTTTTTAATTGCATTGGTACGCATCTTGTCGTCTAGCTTACGCATATACAGTTCTTTCATAACGTGAATCTTGTCGTCCTTACTAATAGCATAGACATAAGCTGCTAACGGGTGATTATATCCAAAGTCTAAGCTAAAGCCATATCGCTCCGGCTCAAACGGGCATTCTCTAAGTGCATCGTCTCTAACAAATTCAGTATAGATACGTCCCTCAAGGTCTGTGAACTCTGCTAGGTACTGTTGAGCAAATACGCTAGGTGCTATGTCTCTACGCTTTCTATCTAGATCATATTTAATATTTGGTATAGTTTCATTGTCGTAGCTTGTAAAGTGGAAGTCTTGCCAATCATCTTTATTCTTTGATTCATCTATCAGCTGTTTGAATTGTCCCTTACCTCTAGGCATAGATGCAAATACAGCTTCTCCATGATAGTCCAATAGTGTCGGTTCTATAACGTCATTCCAAGCTTTTTTTAGGTTCTTAGCTACAGCACATTCGTCTAGGTATACTTTGTGATACTTCTTACCGAGCATGTTATCTACACTATCCCACGAATAAAGTTTAATCCTAGAGCCGTTATGAAGTTTAATTATCAGCTCTTGAGAGTTTTTGTATTCTATATACTTACCGGCAATCTTTAAGTAATCCTCCCATACAACATCTTTAGCGTGTCCATAAGTAAGACCTACATATGCCATAGACAAGTTTGGGTATCTTAATCCATAGTTAAGACTGTCTATAATAAAATAATAAGTCTTGCCAGTCCTACGTCCACACCTAAGTATTTTGTGTCTAGCTTGATTATTCGTTACTGTTTTCTGCCAGTTTATCAGTCTCGGCAACTTCATTGTCAATTCTAAAGTTTGGCTTTCTTGCATATGCACTCTCTATTATTATTGTTGGTAACTTATCACCATCAGATGTAACATCTAAATGTTTGCCATAGCCATTCTCTGCAAGCCACTTCATAGCCTGTACATCTCCGGTCATGGCTTTAGTTAATGCAACGTAGGCTACAGCCTTAAATCCGTTCTTGCCATACTTTGCTTTTAGTTCTTCTTTATTCTTTAGAGTTGTTTTGTCCCAGTCTATATCATCTGCTAGTTCTTGAATAATAGTAGAAAGGTGTTTAGTACCTTTCTTACTTGACTTTTGCCCTGCAAGTCTTGCTGTCTCACTATTAAATGGTTTTAAATTATCTTCTCTTGCCATCACGTTAATTTCACGTTATTTATTGCAGGTGTTAATTCTTCCCAGTTCTCAGGTAATTGATCGTCTAGTGCAGTAAACTTTGCATAACGCTTTCTAATAACATCTACATACTTTGGGTCTAGTTCCATACCGTAACATGTACGGTCTGTTTGTTCACAAGCTATAAGAGTAGAGCCTGAGCCGAGGAATAGGTCTAGTACAGTGGTCACGTCTTTGAAGTAATCAAAGGCCCACTGAGCCAAAGCAATAGGCTTCTGAGTTGGATGTACCCTACCCTGTCCATGCTCGCTACCTTTCATCATACCTTTCCATAAGTGTCTAAATATGCGAATGCTAGAAAACTCTGATTTAACCCATGCCAGTTCACAATCTGACTGAGTGTCGTGCTGTTTATCTTCTACACGCTTGTCCCATACGAACCAGTTATTTGATAATGGTAGTGAGTGACAATAATAATTAGCACCCCACCATACTTGTCGCTTGATATTTAAGTCTTTAACTATCTCAAATGCTTTAATCGCATACTCGGTTGAATCATCTATAAAATCATCATACTTCTTTGCTTTTGCCAGTCCACCTTTGCCTAATCCACCACGATTGCTTCTATCACCTTTTTCATTTATCCCATAGGGAGGGTCAGTATAAACCATGTCTATTTTTTGACCATCAAGTAAATCACTTACAGATCCAAAGTCTGTACTATCCCCACACATAACCCTGTGCTTGCCTAATTGATAAATCTCACCAAGTTTACTAATTGCAGGTTCACTTGATACTTCTGGGGCCTCATCTTCTTCTACTTCGGTTTCTACCTCTGTTTTGCCAAACGCTAAAGCGTCAAAGCTCGTTGCTTCGTATACATCGGCATCGTTTAATTCATACTTACCAATAAACTCATCAATGCCCTCTTGAGTAATAGTGGCGTATTGTGAAGTAATCTCTAAAAGCCTAGCCATAGCTTCTTGTAAGTCTTTAGCCGGTACTTTCAGGTAAGGAATAGGGTCGTTCCACCCCTCTCGGTTTAATACACGTTGCCGTTGGTGTCCATCTAGTAAGTGTAGTATCTGGTCTTTATCTTCCCATACATAAACAGGGTAACTAAATCCTCTACGTTCTATAACGTTTTTTAGCTTGTTATAGTTTGCTTCCGTGAGGTCTTTTAAATCACCCTGAGTCGGTAGTAGGTCAGCTATTGTTTTAGTTGGTAGGTTGTTCGGGTTATGTACTATCATAATTGTTTATATATCCATTGTCCGTTTTCTATAAAGAACTTTACATTACAGGTACTAACATCACTAGGTCTTATTATACCACTGGAAGTTTTATGTCCAATGTGCAGATCCATATCTACATATTTATTCTTGCTTATAGACAAGCCCCATACTACATCAGGACCATATCTCTGTCCGTCCCAACTGCATACACCAGATAGCCATACTTTAGCAGGTGCAAGTAAACAATAGAATCCTGTAGCGTCTATATCCTGAATACCATTCTTGTTATGATCTATGCTGTCAAAGCGTGATCTGCCATAGAATTCCCAAGCTCCAAGACAATACAATCCATGCCTGCCTACCTGAATACCTGATACATAGCCAAAGTCTTTATCTTGTAGGCGTATGTAATGTCCTAGTAAGCGTTCTAACGTGTTTTCTGGTAGTTCAGCATCTCCCTCTACTTGCCAGACTAGGTCTGGGTTGTAAGCCTTTACAATGTCTTTAAGTCTCTCATGGTTTTCTGCTATTCTTATACGTCGTGCTTCTATTCCTTGTGCAGGGTTTTTGTCTACATATAAAATGGTCCGAGTAGGTTGAATAGTTTGCTTTAATATCTGCTCGTCTATATATTCACGATCCTCAACCTGACCAATACAAAGTATGTTCATAGTGACTCCAATGCTTCCATATACTTAGGTAATAATGCGTCCCAACTAATTGTTTTGGCTATTTCGTATGCTTTACGGCTTTCTGCAGCCATATCTACAGTCTTGAACCATTCTATCTTTTCATACAATGCAGGCTTTTCTGCTTCATGTAATTGTATTGTAAATCGTGGTGCAAATTGACCTGCGTAATGGGTTGGTACTAGCCACTCAGGCGGTAGTAGATGGTTGTTAGGTGATATATCAGTCATTATTACTGGCATACCGCTTGCCAGTGCTTCGTTTAATGGTAGGCAATTGCCACCGTACTTACGAGGTAATACCATTATGTCACCAAGCCTATAGATAAACTGAGCATCTTCTATACCTGTATAAACTGTGCTGTGCCTGTATCGTGAGCGTATCTGGTGTGCAAGTTCTTCACTCTGTGTAGTCACTATTCCATCAGGACAAGCGTTCATAAAGTCATAAGTACCATTGCGGTCGTTAGCTGCAGGCTTTCCGGCTAAGTGTATAGGGAATGCCGTTGTACGTTCTCTGTACGGGAACTCTTCTAAGTCTACAGGGTGATGTAATTGTATAACCTTAGTGCCTTTGCTCTCAGCATGATTACGTATGTAATCCTCTAGCCATACGCTAGGCAATATAATTAAATCTGGTAGTTCAAATTGTGGGTATATGATGTGGTCATAAAATTCAGGGTTCTCAACGCATACAGTCTTTACACCAAGTTCTCTAGCTCGCTTGTATAGATTTAGGTTATACGGGGTTTCGGCTGTCATAAGCACGTCTATGTCGCTAAGAATCTCATCTAACTGGTTGTCGTGCGGTATGCCTTTAAGCGTCAAAGCGTCTGGATACCAGCCATTCTGTTTGTTGCCGTTAAGCGGTGATAGGTCAATTACAATAGTCTTGTGTGGCTTTAGGTGCTTGTAATATGAGCGTGTTTGATAGCCTAGTCCAGTATTATCGTCCCGGACTAGCAAGCCAAGTCTCATAGCCCAACCTCATCGTCACCAGTGTATTTAAGCCCTCCGGCTCTACCATCAAGATGTTCGCTACGTTTAATATGCTCGCCCTTGTCGGGATAGTATATCCAGAGTCTATGTTTGTTCCAGCCAATCATTCCGTAATCGTTGTATGCACAATTAACTACGCTGTAAAATCCATCTTCAATAAAAGTACGGCTAGCTACTCCTGGAATAACAGTCTCTTTATAATATAAAACACTAGTCAGATGGGGACGTTGTGACCACTGATATGTTCGCATAAAATCTTTCTCTACGCCTAGCATGAGATAGTTATGTTCTTCTGGTATAACATCTTCGTGGTGGAAGCGTATTGTATTAGCGTCACCATCATATATCATCTTCTTGCAAGCGTCCCAGTCAATGTCTTTAGTTATCTTTAAGGGTGTATCGCCCTCAACGTATAGCATTAATGGCGTTTTAATATACTCAAATGTTTCAGACATCATAGTGCTTTGGTGTGAGTGCTTGTCAAACTCTATAGGCAATACATTGTGCCACTGATGCAGTGCCTTCCAATATACTTGATTTTTATATTCTATATAGGCATCTGTACGGTGTATCTGTTCACCTCTTATACCGTCCATCTGAATAATTATCTCAGAGTCAGGTAAATGATGTCGGACCGATGCAATAGTCTCATCTAGTATTGCGGTACTTGGGTGAGATGGTAATACGCTTGTCGCAACAATAACTGTTATATCTTTATGCATGTAGTTGCTCCATTACTTTATAAACAAAATTACGCTTCCACTTAATCCACCATTCAGTCTGTATATTTATATAGTGCTTAGGATTATCTGTTTGTCCAGCAATAGCAGATTCTAAAACGTACCAATTATCTAATTTTGGAAACGGTGTAATAGATTTGAATAGCCAATCCCAGTATTCTAGTTTGTCGCCACCGGGTGTTTTCTGATCAGCTATAGGAATAGCCATGCACTCTAAGGCTTCAAATAGCCTAAAACTATCTGGTATAACTGCACCAGAGGGGCAAGGTGCAAAGTTAGCCGATGCAAGGTATCTATAGTATTCTTTTGGTTTCATACCCTGAGTAAATCCCTCTGTTTTAATAACACGCTTAGTCATATCTACGTTTTCAAGTGCATCAACAAGTTCAGTACGGCGGTTGTGAGTTATCTGTCCAGCAAAGAATATATCTATGTCTTTTTCAACCTTGTCAGGTAAGTTGCTGTGGATATGCTGTGGATAACCTGTGCCTATCCGATCATAATTATCGTGTTTGCCCATATGAGGATTCTGTACCCAGATGTGCATATTGTTTTTGCGTATCTTCTCTACGTCAAAGTCTGCTTCCTCGTCGCCCATCAAGAATAAGACGCAGTTGCCTATCTTATCTAGCTCTTCGTTTATCTGATCTTCATATCCAGCGTGGTGTCGTGCAGCAATAGCAACAATTGCACGATCCTGTATAGTAAGATATTCAGTCTGTTCTATCTCAAAGTTTTCCCAATCTGGAGTTTGCCACATTCTGCCTTCTAGTAGATCCTTGAGCATGCCATAATCCCACTGATCTGTAAGGTGAGCGTCTTTATTTAAGGATAATATATACGCTTTCATTTTGTAGCCTTAATGATGCACCAGCTTTTGTGTACAAACTGTGCAGTGATTTTCTCTATAGTAAAGCCGGCAAGCTCTACAAGTGCAGTCATTTCATTTAGGCTCATCTGGTATGAGTACGGTGCATCTTCAGTGCCTATAACAAACTGGAATAATAGTGTTCCGCCCTTGCGTAGATTGTTATATGCCATTTTAAGCATCTCTACTTTAGAATCAGTGTTCATATGTTGAAATACTAGCATTGAGAATACTAAGTCAAGGTCGTCATTGTACGTTTGGTAGTGTATGTTAGGACGCTTTTGTGCAAGTTTAATCATCTCGTCTGATATATCTAAGCCGTAAAATTCACAAGTTTCGTGGTTATCAGCAAGGGGTGCTAACAATCTTCCTATGCCACAGCCAATCTCAAGTACTCTTGTCCAGGTAGTGTTATTCTCTTCTATAAGATCCAAGAAATATTCAGTTTTAGCCCAATCATCGGCTATGTATTTATACCTGACTTCAGGGTCTTTGGCTGCATCGTCCCAGAACTGTTTGGCGTCAGCATGGCTCATTTAGATGGCTTTCCGTTCGGTGTGTATAACATGTGTAATTCGTGTGCATAATCAATATATTCTTCGTCGTATCCGTGATCTATAATCCAGTTTCTAAAGTCACGAGAGTATTGTCCAAACTGATGGAACATAAACTCCGGGTGTATGCTTGCCCAGATTTTAGGCTTATGTACTTTAAGAACCTTGTCTGCACCTTTCATAACTTCCCAGTCAGATCCCTCGCAGTCAAAGGTGATTACTGTGGGGGGCTTCAACCCTTCAGCCACTAAATCATCAATCCTATATTGTGGTAAACCTTGTGCTTCCTCATATAGGTGACTGAAATGCTGTCGTTCATTTATATCTTTATAGGAGTATGCAGGCCAGCCGTCCTTGTCATTAACATAACCTACGCCACCAAATAATCCTGTATCAACTAGCGGTGGTATTGGTTGGTGTACATTACTAGCAAAACCTGCAAAGTTACCAACTGGTTTAGGCAATTTGTTTGCTTTGAATGTCTGATAGATAGACGGCCATGCGGTGTGATTAGGCTCAAACAATACTACTTCTGCTCCCCATAATGCACAAAGTGCTGCCATCTCGCCTAGCTCAGTACCGACATAGTAGACTACATCTCCCTTGCCAATCATGCTGTGCATAGATTCTAGGCGTTTCTTTTCCCAGCCAGCTTCGCTATTATACTCAGCCATTTCTGCACGATGTTTAGGCAGTTTGATTTTATACTTGCCATTCAGTAAAGCGTCTACCATCTGTGTCATTTTTCTAACTCCTTAAATATTGTTTTCCAACGCTCAACATATGTATGATCCCGGTAGGTCCTGTTGTGTCCAGCCTGGCGTATCTCTTCACGCTCTTCATAGTTCATAAGATAATAGTCTATCTTATCCTTTAGTTGTTCAAAGTTTCCAAATTCATAAGTTACAATTTCTTTATCAATTACAAAGTTATCTTCTATGCCTTTGATGTAAGGGAAGATAGTAAAGCCACCACGTCCTGTAGATTCAAATAAGCGGTCTGAGAAGTAATACGGGTAATTATAGCCAATGCACAAAGTATCGCCTACAGCGACCTTAGAGTTGGCATAAACTCTGTTTAGTCTTGCTCCACGTATAGTCCCAGTGTCACCATCTCCACCAACATGAGTAAAGCGTTCTTGGTACATATCTTTTAGATTGTCTATAAGCTGAGGTCTGTATTGCCACTCTGGGTGATAGCCCCTTGATCCAACAAATATAACGTCATTTGCTGCGTCGTCTCCTGCAGTATCAATATATACTTCCTTGTCGTAAACACCAGCCGGAATGTAATGTCCTTTTACGTCAGTGTTCTTATTAAACCAATCTGCCATTAGTTTATCTGTAGCAAAGAAATGCCCAATAGTTTTATAAAATGGATCGGTATCAAGATCCTTCTGTCGCTCTAAGCCAAGCCATAGGTCTAAGTGGTAGGTCATGCTTGGAATACCAACACGTTTAAGTGTTTTGAATATAGTATCTAAACCAACAGTTCCGGGTGTGACCCAGCCATGAGTATGCACAAACACTAATACGTCTGCATTAAGTGACTCTTCTAGTATCTCTTCTGATGTAGCACTGCCCTCTTGTAATCGCATAACAGTATGACCTAGTGATTCAATACTATTAGCGTGGTGATTCTCGCTAGAATAGTCTACTGTAAAGTTGCCTACAAATATGATTCTCATTTTACCCTCCAAAACAATATGGACAGCCTTGTAGTGGATTAAGACTGTCCATGTTACTTTTGAGATCCACTACTATCATGTTTACATTATAACATAGAAAAACCACCTTATTCATGGTGGCGGTGGACCTTTTAATCTCGTTATGAGAACAGGGTAATTATTCCTGATGCCCGACCAGCTCTTCCTGAGGTGGTTTAGTAAGTTTCCTTACTGTATACATTGTATCATAGTGCTTATGTTTTGTCAATACCTTTTTTTAGCAATGCAAACAGACCCCTTG